CCACGTTGTTGCGGACAGCACGCAGGGCAGACTTGGCAAAATCGGAATCACGCACCAGTTGACGGGCGCGATTGCGAAGCATCCTGATGCTGCCTCGGATCTCGCTGTCAGCCGATGTGGCTTGACTAATCCAATCAGACGTAAGGCGGTTGTTCTGCGCAGCGGCGTAGGCACGCTTGAGATAACCGTTCTTCTGTTGCGCCTCAGCCAGTTGCTTCTGCAACGCGCCGGTGCGACCGATACCGAAGATCGCCATTAACGGAACCTCACTTTGGCGAGACCAGGATTGCCAAGACCTTGACGGATTTTCTCAGCTTTCCGCTCCATTGCAATTTCAGCTTTCAAGCTATCTTGCAATTGAAGCAATTCGGCCATCTTGTACCGCTTCAGGCTACGTCCGCCGATTTGATATTCCTGCACCATCCCGCCTTGAGCGAGTGTGCGGATGGCTGTCTCAACGTAAGACAGGTCAATCTCAGCGCGAGAACGATCATCAAACGCACCAGGCGAGCCGGCGTACTTGGCAGTGGCCTTGACAGTGAACTGACCACGGCCAGCGGTGTACTGCAGCGTGCTGTAGGTGGCAATCGCCTGCCAAGTCCACAAGCCAGCGTCGAAGTTTGCAGTGGTGGCAGCGGCAACCGTTACCCGCCAACCAGTGCCTTCAGCAGTGCCAACAACAGTCGTGCCTTCACTTGCAGTATTCGTCCGTGCGTACCACGTGAGCGTGTAGGTGCCGCTGTCGATGTTGGTGCCAATGGCGTCCTTGAACGCAGGTACATCAAAAATGACCGTGTCACCCGCGTAAATCAGGTTCGGGACAAGGATGCTCACCAGCTCGTCACGAATGAAGGATTGCTGCGCCTGACCCGCCTTTGCGGTGGCCGATATGGTGAGTCTATCGGCTTGTCAGGCAATACGTCACTTGTATCAGTTTTTTTCGCAGCCTTGCCAATACTCCGCTCAAACTGCTCAAAAATCGTGTTCCTATTGAACCGCATGTACAGGAAGTGCAGCGCCGCATAGCTGTACACAAAACAGTCCAATGCTTCGTTGCGATCACCCGGTCTCTTCTTCCACTCTCGAATCGCAAAACCCTTGACGTAGCGGACGACCTGGCGTTCTGACGTGATTTGCTTGAAGTACTCCTGACCAGCCTCGGCGTGGAAGTGGATGTAACCCGCACCATGCTCGTTGTGCTTCAATCTGCCGAACAAGGTGGACTTGATCGTGTCAGAACCAACGGGGAACACCTCAGCCGAATTTTTCAAAACTTGACCTTTGTAGTTAATATCCACCTTGGAAGGCTTCCCAATAGGCGGTTTGTTCCGCACCGATTGTCCTTTCAAAGCAAACACTCCTTTCCCTTTTCTGACCCTGGCATACGTATACACCTCGGAGGTGTAGTGGCCACCAGAGTCAATACCAATTGCCGAAACTTTCAGTCTTCCGCCTTCGGCATGCGGGTAATCCCTTAGCAAGAGGTCATCAACTTGTTCCCACAACTTTTGTCCGGCTGGATCGCCGTAAATCTCTGTGTGACTGATCAACCAGCACTCCTCACCAGCACCCCACGCATAAAGCCCAACAGCGACCCGATTGTCCTGTACGTCCACTCCAGCAGTGAGTATTACCGCCCCTTTCGGGACTTCACCGGCGGGGTAGAACTCGGCTCGCTCAGAAAGGCTATCGGCACCAAGTTTTGCCCCAGTTTCTTCCTCCCAAGTCTCGCCCAAAATGGTATTAACGAACGTCTTCAACAACGGAGCGTCGTTCTTCGCACGTAAAAACTCGCCAACAATTTCTTCCCAACTCTTCCAGCCTAACGGCGAGTACAAGGAGGACAAATGGAATCCAACCGTCCTTGCATCTTGGCTTGTGGCCGTCGCACGCCACTCACCTTTGCGCAGCATTTCGCTCTTGTAATGCTCTGGTATGTGAGACCCGCAAGCCTCGCAGACATACGCAGCAGTCTTTGGATCACCGTCACGCCATTGCAGATTCTTCCACTGCAGCCATTGCATGTGATCGCAATGTGGACACGGAACAAAATATCGGCGCTGATCCGATGCCAGATATTCCGTCTCAATCCGGCTCGTATCTTTTACCGTTGGCGTGGACGTAAGGATGATCTTCCGACGAGAAAAGGTTGACGCACGACGCTCAGCTAACGCACAAGGGTCGCCTTCACCGTCCACATCACTCGGAAAAGCATCAACTTCATCAAGAAGCACCCAGCGACAAGGAGCAGACCGTAAGCCCGTAGCACTGTTGGCACCCGTGAGTAGCAGGATCCCACCGGGGAACTCCTTTGAAAACATCGTGTTGCCTGAATCGCGGCTTCGAGCAGGGGCGACCTTATCGGCAAGGCACGGTGTCTCATGAATCAGCGAATCAAGCCGCTGCTTTGACAATCTTTTAGCCATCTCAATCGTCGGCTGCACAAAAAGTGCTGGACCGGGAGCATGGGCGATCATGTAACCCACCACGTTGTTGATCGCTTCTGTCTTGCCAAGCTGCGCACCAGCCATAAACACCACCTTCTGAACGGCGGAGTTGGCAGACATGCAGTCCATGATCTCCCGGAGGTAAGGAGTCCTTTCCGTCCGCCACGGTCCAGGTTCGGCGCTGGCCTTGTTGGACAACATCCGGTACAGATCCGCCCACTGGCTCACAGACAGATCAGGATCAGGGCGGAGGCCATCGCGAAATGCCTGCCGATAAACGAGAGTGCCGTCTTTCATTGTCAACGTCTCACCTGTTTATTGACAACTCATTTGTCAACGTCTCCAGCGCCTTGCGGATCTCCTCGGTCAACGTCTGGTGGATGACAACAGGATCCGACTCCGCAGCCAACTGGTTGCTGACGCGGTCAGGAATATTGCCCAGAGCATCCCGTACAGCACGAGCAGCAGTGAAAGCCTCCCGCTGTACACGAGCAACTTCCACGAGTTGATCCTCTTTGACTTCCAGATCCAAGCGAGCCAGCTCCGCACGGAAATGCTCTGACTTCGCACGACTTTCATTAAATGTCGGAATCTCAAGGTCTTCTGATTTGCGACGCGTGGGACTCACGCTGGCCAGTGGATTCCCTTCCCTGTACGCCTTGACCGCTGCTTCCTTGTCCCATTCGATCTTGTTCCTGTTCACCGCAAAGCAGCCGTCGAACCGCCCCTGGCTCTTCATTTGGCTGATGCGGGCTTGCGTGATGCCCAGCTCCTCAGCCAGTTCCTTGGTGTTGCAGACCTGCATAGAGACAATTTAAGGCCAACAGCGGCGTTTTAAGCGAAATAGTGTCAGATAGCGTTTTTGAGGCATATAATGGTCAACTTTTGCATTTTGGCGTCTTAAGTGCGTCTCATGTGGGAATGCTGCGACACGCATACTCCTGGCGCTAGCCGTAGAAAGGGGTTCGAAATTACCCACAGCCAATACCGCAGGAAGGACCCATGTTTGCCGCCAATGCTGCCGCTGCCGTTGCCATGCGAGACAGCGAAAAACCCCGACCGATGGCCGAGGCAAGACAAAAGAAAACCCCGACGGGCTGCCGGGGTTGGTTGAGGTTGTGGGTTGTGGTTTAGTCGAACCTGGCCAGGAGATACTGCCAATCAATCAACGCCCATGGCGTTGGGTCGCCGTTGGATCTTTTGTAAGGTTGAACATGGCCTGGGATGGCCGCAATGGTTGCGAGAAGTTCGGAGCGTATGGCCTCGGGTTCCCATTGGTTTGGGTTGTTTACTGCGAGTAGATTGGCTGCTTTTAGGATTTCGCCGGTTTTGGCGTAGGTTTTGGGGTACCAGTGCGCAACCTCTCGCATTGGATGGCGTAACTCCCAGTGGTGCCAATACGTCACGCAACTGGCCTCCCGATTTCTTCGGCAAGTTCGGAGCGTTCTTCGTCGCTGCCAGTTATGAAGATTTCAAGTTCGGCAGAATCGAGACTGTTCCAATCAACCAAAACAGCATTGTTTGCGCAGAAATAAGTTCCTGAATCAAGGTCAACAACAATGTGGTTTTTCATTGTTTGGGTTGGGTTGTGTGGATGCCGCAAAGGGTTGTAACTAGGTTTTTGTAGATTTCTCTGGCGTTGGGTTCAAGGTCGGCTGGAATTGACCAGAAAGGCGATGGCCTGAACCGCAAGCGTTCAAGTTGAGCGAACTTGCCGTAGGTTCTTGAACCCTGGCCGTCATGCCAAAGCATGGCAAACATCCAATGGGCTGCGCAGATGTCGAAGCGATCGAAGTACATGGTTAAAGGGTTTGGGTTGCATCTGCGATGGCCTCGGCTTCTGTGGCAAAGGGTCCAACGGGTTCACTGTCTGGAAGACAGCCCGCAAAACATGGCCACCAATAAAAACCGACGCGATCGGCTGGGGTTGTGTCGTCTGGGAGGTTGAGACTGTCCCAGTTTTCGGGAGGTTCGGCTTCTGCTTCTGCGAGAGACCAAAAGAAAACCTCAAAGGATCCGACGGGTTCGCCGGTTTCTGTTTGGAAAGGATGGAAGACCATTATTCAAGAAACCGCGATGGCGTACGTATCGGGGTCAATCGAGGCACAGTCCCGAAGCTGCCAGGTTGTGAGGTTTTGTTTGCGGAGAAGTTCTCGGGCTGCTTCCAGCGGACCATCTTGAAAGGGAACAGAGGCTCGCCAGGTTGTTTCAGAGTCCCGCTTTAGGCTGGCAAACCAGCGGGAACCTCTGTGGTTGGTTGCTCCCACGTAGCGCACAACGATGGCGGGGTGGCTGCCGGAGACGTAGGAGCCTGTCCAAGCTTGGCCGCTTTTGGTTTGGGTCATGGCTTGAGGTTGCGGGTTGGAAGGATTGGAAGGGTTGCAAAGGTTGGAACTGGCCGACCGATGCGGCGGAGGTTTGCCATGGTTTCGCCAGGTAAAAGGATTGGCCGCCAGGGTTGGGGTTGCGTGGTCATGCTTCGGGTTCGGCGTAAGCTGACTCGATCCTTTGGCCGCAATGGTCACAGAGAAGGTTTGGGTCTTCCCAGTTGACATCGAGTGCGGCCATAGTCCAACCGTCGGAGCCTGTCGTGGTGCCGATTGACTGGCGTTCTGTTTTTGCACAGTGGTGGCAAAGCGCCGCGCCATCGGTCATGACAGCGAACATTGGATAGCCGCCAGGCCAGGCGTAGGGGTTGCTGGCCAGTTGATCGGCCAAGCGTAGGTTTTTCGATTGCGTGGTCATGCCAAAGCCTGCCGGACGCGATGGCGAGAGAGGTTGAGGCGTTCTGCGATGCGGCGTTGAGACCAGCCGGCACGAGAGAGCCTGCGGATCCGTTGGGGTTGGGTTTGGGTCAATACGTCCACCACTGCGATCAAGACCAGCAGAGGCAAAAGCAGCTTGAACGCCAAACCCCAAAGAAGGGTCAGGGTCATGGTTTGGGGTGCGATTGGAAGCGGTTTCCCGCTTGATGCCATCTTAGATCCTATGGGCAGGAGTTGGGAAGGTATCCTTAGGCCGATTTTTCGATTGGCACGGCCTAGCGGGTTCTGACGTATCCCAAAGCTACGTCCTCTTTGGCGTAACGCCGTCTTGCCTCGTCCACAACCTTCTCGATGGCGCCATAGAGGCCATGGTTGCGGCAAAGGGTTTGCCAGTCCAAACCTTCGACCATGACTTTTAGGCCGTAACCGTGGCCAAGGTAGGAGGCATTGCTTGACCAGCCACCACACCGGTCGTTGATGTCGGCATGACTCAGCCAAAGGTTGACCACCCGAGGTTCTGCTGGGTTTTGCGCAGTCACGTACATGGTCACAACCCCGCAGCACGCAAAAACCACGGGGTCCCGCAGATGCATCCGGTGCCGGGATACCTGGCGGCCATGGTCAAGGTTGAACCGTCGCGGCGTTCTGCCACAACCTCCCATTGGTTTGGGGTTGTTTTGAGAAGTTCAGAAAAATCCTTTGCCGCTTTGCTGGCAGCTTCTCTTGTGCAAACAATTTCTCCATCCCGATAGAACGCAAAGCAAACCCAGCGGGTTTCTTCTGAGGTTCTGCGATCAATCCACTGTTGCCAGGTTTCGAGGTCTTCTGGCCTTTGGTAGGTAGTGGTCATGGTTTGGGGTGCGATTGGATGGCCGGGGTTCCCGGTTGATCGAGATCCTATTTCCTACTGGTAGGAGTTGGGAAGGTTGGGTTGTGCCGATTTTTGGATTGGCACAAAACTATAGGGGTTCGATTGGATCGGTTTTTGCCGTTGGTGCATTGCGACGAAATCAGGGTCAGCAGCAGAGTTGAGGTTGAACCTCGAAACCCTTCGGCTTCTGACCGATACATACATAAAGAGAGGCGCCGAAAACCTGGCGATCTCAAAGGCGCAACCCTGCGGAGGTTCTAATGCACCTATGCGCATAAAAGCAAACCGGCATTTAATTATTGAGAATAAATCGCAATAAATAAAATCAACAAAACTAGCCTGTTTTCAACCAATAAAAATAAACAACATCAATCACCTTGCGTGTGGCTAGCAAATACAAAATATGCCTATGAATGGCGATTTTTGACCTATGCCCATTTTTTGCCTTTGAATGGCGATTTTTACTACATGCTCATTTTTTTATGGCTTCGGCGAAAACATTTCTAAACTCACGCGGAAAAATTTCATTGGCTTTCGCTTCAGTCAACATATCCAATGGAAACTTTCTTTTTACGCTTGGTGTCGGAACATCGGCCAAAACTTTTTGAGTTTTTAACCCACGACGTTGACGCTGCACCAAATAAATACCAGCGCCACGTTGATCCAGTCGCCTTTCAAGTCCATTCATTTCGGATGCAAATTTGGCATCGCGAATTGGGTCGTAATACAGATAAAAACTATTGCCAATCATCTTGACACCATCGTGGTTCATGGATGAGAGAATCTGAGTGTATTGACCTGGTGTCATATTTCCATATTTGTTTCGCCGCACAGCTTTACCACCCGTTGGAACAAAAGCACGATTTGGTGCAAGAATTGGTTGACCAGTTGAACGCAAACCAGATTCGCCTGGAAAACGATTTTGATAAGGCGCAATTTGCATGGCCTTTTGAAACCTAGTTCTATAAATTAATCCACCGGTAATTTGTGGTTTCAAATAACGCGCAGGAGC